CGCCGCACAGAAGACCCTACAGAAGATGCGCGCCGCTTTAGAGACGGGCGAGAAGGTGATCTACGTATATTGAAGCGCATATTGTTCCCGATACCTATAGATCGGAAGCCCATTTTGTTATAAAATCCACGAGCTTCCGGAATCGTTTCGAGCGTCACGGTCGCGAGTCCCCTGTTTCGTGCATTCTTGATTATGCGCTCCATGAGGATTCTCCCTATACCCTGTCCTTTATTCGCTCCTATGAGGCGAATACGCATGTCCCCTTTTTGGTTCCGGTGGTTCTTGTTGACTAGGGCGAATCCGACCAACTTCCCACTTGTATTTATCACCGCATAGTGTCTATTACTGAATTTATAGGCTTCCCTGAACCAATTGCGATCTATGGTCTCCCGGACGAGTCTGCGGGCATTGTGTCGCAGGCTCTTATTCAGGAGTTTATTTGGACCCAAGACGGCGACGTTGTTCATTGATTTAGACAGAGAACTTATTCTCGCGATTGAGCATTCGCGTCGTCCGAATCTTCGCCGTCTTGAGTCGATCGCACTCTTCAGCCGCCTCCTCCATCTCGAGCTCGACGCGGTACGGTGCCATAATCTGACGAAGCTCGTCGGCACGCGTCTTGGCCGTCCGCACCTTTGGAGGGTGTGCGGCGTACTCTTTCCACGTCTCTTTTGCCCACTTGTACTTTGTCAGGTGGCGCTCGAGCTCCTTCTTGATGCGCTCGAGATCACCCTCGAGCTCAGTCATCTTCGCCTCGTGTAGACGAATCTTCCTCTCGTCGCTCAGACGGTTGTATTGGGACAAGGCATAGCCTATGTGCTCGTCGCACGCTGCAGTGAGTCCTGCAGCCGTACCCGGACACTCATCTCGGACCATGTCGAGTTCGGTGTGCGCCTCCAACTGAAAGTACTCTAGGACAGCCTGACGCGCAGAAGGCCACTCTGGGTAGTCTGCATAGTCCGCTGCGTGTGTGCGCCAATTACATCCGTCTGCACAGTACACATAACCGTTGGCGTCAAGAGCGAAGTGAACGCCCCAGCCCATTTTATATAAAAGAGTCTGAAGGCTTTAAACTTGTGTAATTATATGACGCGTCCTCGTCACGTCACCTTGCGGCGCACATGGCCAGAGAGGTACTTTACGGGCCTCAGCCGTTCCATGAAGCTCATACGCGAGAAGGAGCTCCTGAAAAGACGCAGGACGCCCTATAGCAAGTTGCGCATGGGACAAACAGACAAGGGTGGGACGCGGCAAAAGTCAAAATGGACTCTTTTATTTCACAAAACATATCCAAATCTCAAATTCAACAAGGAGGCAATCTCTAGGAGAACCGGCATTTCCAGAACGACGCTCAACACGGTGTACAACAGGGGCTTGAAGGCTTGGAAGACGGGCGGGAGCCGCGTTGGAGCAACACCACAGCAGTGGGCGGTGGCTCGCCTATACAAATACGTGCTCGTCACAAAGCGCAAGGCGCCTATGGCGTGGTACGCGACCCGTGCAGACCCTGATCAGAACTTGCGCCGTCAGTAGCGCGCCTCGTGCTCAAGGTAGCGCAGGGCCCCTGCCGTGTTCTTGACCGCGAGTAGTTCCCTGAGGTGATTCAGCCGCTCTTGGAAACGCAAAACTTTTGACGACCGCAGATAATTGGACCAATAAGATTCCGCCCACGCAACTTGTGCGTTGTAAGCGCCGACATTAAACTTGACGGCGCTTGCAACACGGATAGCCTTCTGCGCGTTACGCAGGTACTCGCGCTGAATAGTGGTGGCGCTCATTTTGAGGTGTGGAATTATCGTACACCCATGTGGCATTGCCCCGCACACGACACGGATTTTCAAGAATCTTCCCTGCGCCCAGCAAAATAGTCCTGAAGATCTTTGGCCAATCGAAGTCCTGTGCGAGTCAACCGCATCACCCCCTTGTCTGTAAATGAAATGTCTGTACGCGGATCAAACTTGTTCTTTGTTAAAATTGCCCACCGTTCTCTGTACTTGCGATCTTCAAAGCTGCCGTGCCAATGATGCAGGATTGTGCCTGTGATGTAAGAAACCTCCAGGCCTTTACACGCTTTTTGATAATCTTCGAGAAGGCTTTTGTAACTGGGGTGAATGTTGCCGGGTACAGAGTCGGCAACCCTCCCTATGAGGGCGAGGGCCATGTGTCTGTCACCAGATCCAAGAATCGCCCAGTCGATGAGACCGTTCATTTGTTCAAAAGCCTTCCGTGTAGACGCCCATGCGTATCCTGGGTGCCAAAACCCGTACCGGTCGGTTTTCGTGTAGGGAGTCCCGCTGTCTCTGTGCATGTACCCAAACCCTTTGTCAATCTTGAGAGACTCGCCTTGGGGACCCAAGTTTACAGCCGTTTGGAAAAGCTGTATGATGTCGTAAGCATGAAGCTCTGAGATGGCGTCCTGGACCCAATTTTTATTCAAAAATGTGACGTCAGCGTCGATCCACGCGATGTATTTCCAGTCATCCGGGAGTTTTGATATTGCCAAATTGACCAGATTCTCTTTGATCCACATGGGGTGTTGCGTCTTTGTGGTGAAATGGTGCCACACTGGAAGTTTCGGGAGCGGGTCTGGGCCCAGCGCTTCGGAGATGACGACACGGATACCTGGTGTGTTTATAATTCTGTTTACAAATTCGATGAATAATTGCTGACGCCGTTTGAATCCACAAAAGTTAAAATATGTGAGGACGACGTATAGGGGGTCCTGGGGCGCCTGACAACACGGCATTCTATATTTAGCCCACTTAAAATTATTGTGTTTCGTGACGCTCCATGAGGAAATCAGCAGTGTCGAGATAGAGGCCCAGTTCCCATATGGAGCCTATGTTAGGGCACCAAGGGTTATCGTCAAAGCTAAAGTGAACAGGGTGCCAATTCGGAAGCGTCAGAGCCGGCTTCAGATTCTTCAAGCAATCATCGACGAATATGTGGGTCTGAACCTTTGAAAAGCCATCGTAGGCCCGAGCCTCTGGCTTGATGGGCGAGTTCATGATATTGTCACCTGCACAACGAATACGCACATCGTCACCTATGGCTCGTGCGACTTGTCCACCCCACGCGGCCGGTGCGTTTGTGAAGAGAGTGACGTCCCAGCCCTTTTTTGTAAACTCGTAAATCTCCTTGGCCTCTAATTGAAACACAGTTCCATAAATAATCTCGGACAGGTGTTCAATGAGCTTCTTATCGTACACTTTTTCGTTGAAATCACTCACGTCAATCCGAAAGGCGTTTTGGAGTCCTCGGGCCGTGTGACCGTGCTCCATATACAGGATGCGATTGACGCCCCGGGGGTTCTTGGAGGTTGGCAGCTTGGCTTGCACGTACTTTACGCAATTGTTCTGGATGTGATTGAGGAGAAATTGATCGCGTAAGAGCACTCCATCAATGTCTAAGAGCAGCGATTTCACCGCCATCTTGTTATTAACACGGGTAAATTCTCTATATAAAGGTGTACAGCGTTTTCTGGGTACAATGGCGCTCAATGTCACTAAGCTGGTACCTCATGCAATTCTTCCTACGCGCGCCACCCCAGGTGCCGTTGGCTACGATATCTTTAGCATTGACAATTACGTGGTACTCCCTGGCCGCCGCGTGGTCATCGCGACCGGCATCACCGTCAATCTCCCGCCAGGAACTTACGGACGTATTGCACCTCGCTCTGGACTCGCCGTGAAGCACGGTCTGGACACCCTGGCTGGCGTCATTGACCCCGACTATACGGGCGAGGTCAAGGTGGTTCTTCAGAATCTGGACGTCAATCAGCCGTTCGTGATCCGCCCAGGGTACCGGATCGCCCAGCTGATTCTGGAGCAGTGTGTGACGCCCGAGGTCAAGGAGGTTCCTTCCGAGTTTACACAGTTGACGGAGCGCGGCGCTGCTGGTTTCGGTTCGACCGGAATTTAAATGAATATAATAATTAATGGAGCCAATGAGTTACTGGCCGGTTGAGCTCACACTCGACGCCAGTATACTCTATTTACTCGCAAACTCAAAAAACGTATATGAAATTGCGTTTCTTGTGATTGCGCTCGTCATGCATGTGAAACGTCAATGGGAATCAAAGACTGTTATTAAAGAAGTTTCGGACCGGAAACCCAAGTTCTTTATTTTATCATTGCTTGTGGCCGCCGCCGGTGTTGTGTGGGCAACGCGAACAACAGACTGGCCAGTGCCTGTAATTATAGCCGGTCTTGCAGGCATCGCCTATTTCTGGGCAACCATGGAATTCGTAAAAGATTCTGGAAAAACATTCAAGCTTTTCGATCCTAAAATAGATTTACCTCAGATGTTCGTGTCAGCAACATTTGCATGGATCGCTTTTCAGAACAAAAATCCAGTTTCTATTCTCTGGTTGACCGACTTTGTATATCACGTGCTTGAGGCGGCTCTTACTTAGAAAAAACAAACATTAATTAGGCATGACCCATTTTCAGGCCGTCGCATGGGACGGTCAGGATCAGGACAACGACCAATTTACGATCAGAATTTTTGGTCGTGCCGAGGATGGCAGATCCGTCTCCCTCGGGACGAAATTCAATCCTTACTGTTTTGTCAAAACGGACAAGGATCTCAAGAGCTTCATCAAGAGTACGTTTTGGCGCGGACTCGTGTCGTGCGAGGTGCACCGTGGCAAGGATCTCTGGGGGTTTCAAAACGGAGAGCTTTCGCGCTTTTTGAGGGTGGAATTCAAGACGCACCGGGCTCTCAGGAGTTTTGCGTACTGTGTGGATAATATCAAACACTCTGAACTCTCCGGGTGCAAGATGTACGAATCTAACATAGACCCTGTTCTTCGTTTTATGCACGTCTCTGGTTGTACTTCTACTGGTTGGGTAGACCCTGGACTTTGTGAGCCTGATGCGGAGTCTACATGTCAAGTGAATCTGTGGGCGCCCAACTGGCGCTTCATCACCCCTTTAGCACGTGACGATTTCGCGCCTCTTCGCATCATGTCGTTTGATATTGAGTGTTATTCGAGTACGGGAGCCTTTCCGAGCCCCAAGAACCCTCATGACGTAATTTTCCAGATTGGCATGACCACCAAGGAGTTTGGCCGAGAGGGATTCCTGGACCGCAAGTGTCTTTGCCTCAAGCAGACGGCCGGAGAGGATATGGAGTCTTTTGAAACTGAAAAGGATCTCCTCAAAGCGTTTGAAAAGCACTTGATCAAAATTGATCCGGATATCATCACTGGATGGAACATCTTTGGCTTTGATCTCGAGTTTCTGATCATCCGCGCGACGATCCATTGTGGTCTGAGTCCCGTATGGGGGCGCATCCGTGGAGAGGTTGCGGCGCTCGTGGAGAAGAATCTGAGTTCAAGCGCCCTCGGGAACAACGAGTTGAAGATGGTTCCGATGAAGGGCCGGTACGTTTTCGATCTGTTTCAGGACGTGAAGCGTGAGCACAAGCTGGAGAGCTACAGCCTCAACAACGTCTCGAAGCACTTTCTGAACGATCAGAAGAACGACATGCCGGTCAAAGAGATTTTTAGCCGGTACAAGGGTGGCGACCCCGTCAAGTTGGGGGAGGTGGCGGAGTACTGCATCAAGGATACGGAGTTGCCACACAGCTTGTTACACAAACTCTGCCAAATCCAGAACCAGATTGAGATGGCCAAGGCGTGTTGGGTCCCGTTGGCGTTCCTGAGCGAACGCGGACAGCAAATCAAGGTGTTTAGTCAGATGGCGTACAAGGCTCGTCAGCTCAACTTTATCATTCCTACGTTCAGGAGGCCTCCCGTCGGCGCCTCTGACGCAGACGGCTACCAGGGTGCGACGGTCCTGGAAGCGCAGACGGGTGCGTATTACAGCCCAATCACCGCCCTGGATTTCGCGAGTCTGTATCCGAGCATCATGTGTGCCGAGAATCTGTGTTACTCGACGCTCGTCATGAACGCCAGGTACGACAATTTACCTGGAGTCGTGTATGAGCAGTTTGGACCTCATCGTTTTGCGCAGTCCGACGCAAATGGTAAACCCATTTCCTCCCTTCTCCCCGTCATATTGACGGACCTCAAGGCGTTTCGCAAAAAAGCCAAGAAGTTGATGGCGGCCACAGAGGGCACTCCGCTCGAGGCGATTTACAACGGTCAGCAATTAGCCTACAAGATCAGCATGAACAGTATTTACGGGTTTACTGGAGCTTCAAAGGGTATTCTGCCTCTTGTGGCGATTGCCAGTACCGTGACTATGCGTGGGAGGCAGATGATTGAAGAGACGAAGAATTACGTCGAGGAGCACTTTCCGGGTGCCAAAGTGCGGTACGGGGACACGGACTCGGTGATGGTGGAGTTTGATGTACAGGGCCGCAAGGGTCAGGAGGCGATCGACTACTCGTGGGAGCAAGGTGAATTAGCGGCTGAGCAGTGCACGAAGCTTTTCAAAGCGCCGAATGATCTAGAGCTTGAGAAGGTTTACAATGTTTATATCCTTTACTCTAAGAAACGCTATGCTGGAACTCTGTACGAGAAAAACAAGATGGGCGCTATCGTTTTCAAGAAAATTGACATCAAGGGTCTACAGGTTGTTCGTCGCGACAGCTGTCCTTTCGTTCGTGAAACCCTGAAGAAGATCCTGACCCTCATGCTAGAATCCAGTGATCCCATGCCGGCTATAGAATTGGCACGAGCAGCAGCAAAGGAGCTGATGCACGGAAACGTCCCAATTGAAAAGTTGCTCATGAGCAAACAGTTGGCGTCCGAGTACAAAGTCCCCATGCCGCACGTGGCTGTGCGCGACAAAATCAGGGCTCGTGCGCCAGGTTCAGAGCCTCAACAAGGCGACCGTGTGCCGTTTGTGATTGTCAAGGGGGAGGGGAGAATGTACGAAAAGGCTGAGGATCCTGCATGGGTTCGTGAGAAGAATGTACCTCTTGATTTTCAGTATTATTTCACGAATCAGTTCAAAAAGCCGGTACAAGACCTGCTCGAACCCCTTATTTCTGTAGATCGTATTTTCGACAAGAAATTCATGGTCAAGACGGAGAGCACGACGGAGGTGACGGCTCGAAAAGCGTTCCTGTCCATGTTCTCGAAAAAGGCCACATAAACGTTCGGAGCTCAAAAGTAACAAGTCAATGGAGCAACAGATTCTTCAACTCATTGAAGAGGAGGTTTCTCGCCGAGTCGGACTCAGAATGTCCGTCGTGCTCAACTTTGTGGCTAAAACGTATCAGCTGCCCATCGAGCAACTCGTGAAAGACACGTCAGCAATAGAGTGTGTATTCTGTAAAGGAATTCTGAAGAGCAAGAAGCGCTGTCTCAAACAACCAACTGGAAACGGATATTGCGGGTTTCATCAATCGCAAGTCCCTCCGCCGCAAGTTAAACTCGTGGAGAGGGTCCCCGCGCCATGGGAAGTTTAGTTAGAGAATTTAATACCAAAATTGTTAATGAGCAAGTCGGAGCTTCTTCTGACTAGCATCTCTAAATTTTTTGATGTACCAGAGAATCGCGAAAAACTTCACGATATTCTGGGCCACCGCAAGGGCATTTCCCTTCGCAAACTCGAGTGGTTTGTGACCAATTACGCCAAGAACAATCACGTGACGTACACCACCCCGTCCGGGAAGGTGTTCACAGTCCACGTCGCCTACAAGTCGAGTCTGGACGGCTACAGTAAGAAGCTCTTTGATCCTTTTTGCCGTACTGAGCGCGTCGATTTCCAGGGGTTCACGACGACGTGCGCCCAACTCAACTTTCTGAGGTGGTGCATCCAGAACGGCATCGTCGAATACCTTAAACATAGGGAAGACGTGCAAAGCCTCCCTCAAACTCCAGAAGAGTGTAGCCATAGTAAAACATGTACAAATTGTATCCCTGAGATATCTGAGTTGCATAGCTTGGGTTGAAAACGAGTGTAAGCGTCGTCGTCTGTGAATTTAATTTTGAAAAATTGAGGTACCCACCCTGATTATACTCCTTGGGAGTGAGACCAAATGAATAAGTATAAATATTTTTAGAAGGAATTGAAATATAATGTTCCATGGGCTGCTTGAACGTGTAGTACAGCGACCCCTGGAACGTGCTCAGAATATCTATGTTGTTTAGTGTGATTTTAGCAGTGTCAATGACGTCCACGTAATTAGACAAACCAGATGGAAAGTTCAACTGAACGCCAGTTTGGATATATTGAGTGGTATACCCGTAGTTGTAGCGTGAATCTGAATAAAGACCCGATGTAACATCCTCGTAATTTTTGTTTCTAAAGAACCACGCGATGGTTTGCACGGGGAAGGAGGCGGTGAGCTGGAGTTGCGGATTTCCTGCAGAAAATGTAAGCGTAGACTCTTTCTTGACTCGGTTCACGATGTACTTGAGGGGTGTGTTGGTGTAGTACAGCTTTTCTGCATTTTCAAGTAAAATTTCTTCAGTCACGAGTTTTGGTAAAATAATGTCGGTGGTGTGTGGAGCCGCCACGTCGCACCACCACGTGTTGGGCTGGAATGTGAACCGCACGTACAATCTCTGGTTCCACATGGCACAAAGGGGAAAGTAGGGACGACGGAGGCGCTCGTCATCCTGCGCGTTGTGAGATTTTCGACGGCAAAAGAAGAATTCCAAAGGGATGATGTAATCAGTCTGCACCTGTGAGTTTACGTTAGAGCCGCCCACGGCTTGAAACATTCCCAGCTGTTCGTCGGCATCAAGGAACAACTGATCGCGGATGATGTACCAGTCGTCGTAGAGGGTCTCGATGACCGTCTCATTCACAAGAAGATCCACCTGCTTTATCAGAGCTCTGCCAATTTGGGGTGTGTATTTTAAACCTGGGCCTAGTGCAGGCATCGTCACCTTCAGGTACATGTTTGAGATGAGGTGTCCAAGCTCTGTAGGTCTGAGCTCCAACTGAATCGTCTGGTTCTGGTATGAAGGATTTGGAGGAGGAAATGGGATGACGCGTTGATACATGACGGAGTTGGTGTGTCTTTTGAAATCAGGATTCCACTGTGACTTTGTGAAATCTTCCAAGAGGAGGTGATCTTCTTGGGGTCCTATAGCGTTGAGCGCCGTCACTGAACCAGAACTGAACCCCCGTCCTTTAATGTCGTCATATGGTCCCTTCTCATCCTGTTGACATTTAAAGCCGGTGTTGAGATCACGAAGCGGAACAGTAGACGAGCCACCTCGTACATTTTGATTTATTTCAATCTGAAATTTTTGCAAACCAGAAGCTATGCTCTTATCAAAATTCGTAAACTTGGCGGCAACGAATGTACTCAGAAACCCTGGTTCTTTGGTCACACCCTTTGTGTACACGCGCTCGTTTGTGCTTTCAGGTATGCTCCCGTCAACTGGCGCTAGGATGGCAAACATTTCTCGTTTCGGCACGAGGGTTCCAGAAATCCATTTTTGAAAAGTCAAATCGGTATATGAAACGACGCGGCACGGGACGGAGAATCCACGGAGGTCTTCAACAGTCCACCCGACGCCAAAGCCTGCAGGAGGGTCGGCTGATAACGTGTAATTTATTACATTCTGAACAACATCATAATAACCCTCGATGACGCCCTTCCGTTTCATAGACGTGTAATCAATCTGACCAGGTGGATAAAGAGTTGCACCCGTGACAGCCTGATAAGGGGCTACGATCTGTTCTGTATCTGATTGAATGTTAAATGACCAAATGTAAGACTCTGATGTCGTGGCTGAAATAGCGACTACCCGAGATTGCATACTGAAATTGGTGTCCACTGGAGGCGTGACAACGAGCTGCCCTGAAAGACCTGTAATACCAGTGGCGACCCAATTGTCATTTATGGTGTCTCTGGTTGGATTACTGGTTGTGGCATAGAATGTCACATAATTGTTCCCTGTCAATAAATAGAACCCATTGATTTCAATCGGGTTCAAGACGACGTTTACACCTTGAACGGGTGGGGGGACTGGCGGCGGGACGAGCGGGACGACGAGTTTTTCGATTCCATTAAAATAATTCACAACATCCTTTTGAATTTTACGTTCAAAATTGAGAACATTCTCAAAAGCCTGGGGAGCCTTTTTGAAAAAGTCGAGCACAGGCGCCTGTGCTTTGCGCTCCAAGTCGAGCACATTGTCAAAGGCCTGTTTGGCCATCTCTAAATTTCACAGAGGTTATTTTTCCACATCTGCACCACAGTCAGCGCCTTGAGTCGCGCGTGTTCTTGGCGTTTAGTTGTACAGAGCGCCTCCAGCTTCACCACCTCCTCCTTTGTGTACTGATAGGTCTTGATGTCCATGAGCTTGGGCCACAGGTTCTCGTCGTACTTTTCCCGTCGCAGTTGCGCGTGAATCTGCTCCAAAGGCACGTTGAATACGTGCAACCGAGGGGTCACTGCAACGTCTCGGATGAACCTAGCCTTCTCTGAGAGCCATCCAATTTCAGACTCCAATTGCTTGAGTTGCCACGCCTTGCGCTTCTTGTACGTGCTCAAACGAACCTCCAGATAGTCTACGAGAATCTCCTCTGGGCTATTGTACTTCTTGACCGCCCCATTTGGAGCTATCAGATGCATGTTGGAGGTGTGTATCGTCTTGGTCAGCCCAAGCTCCCGCGCGGCGTCTTGCAATCCGTCGCCACCCCAGATCCGAAAGTCAGGCGTGGTCTCTGTCGAGTGATTCTCAAACTTCTGGATGGTGCCCTTCTCAACCAGGTCATCGAGGTGCTCCTTGAAGTCCTGGATCCACCGACCAGGCGGCAGCTCCGTCACGTGAATCTGAGACCCCTCTTTCACTACGATTCCCTCTAGGACCCAGGTGTGGTCCTTCGTCTTGGTCACCTTACCCTTGAATCCCTTGAAGTGTGGAACCATGGGAACCATCGCCACCTGATCAAGTGCGCAAATGATATTGTGCTTGATAATTGCCAGGTCGTATGGAGGGACATATGAGCTGAAGCCGGTCCCAATGCCTTCCGCACCATTCACCAGAATCATAGGCACGATGGGCGCGTAAAACTCCGGCTCCACCTGTTGTCCATCATCCGTCACGTATTTCAGAACGAAGTTGTCGGTCGGATCGAAGATCTTGCGCGTCTGTGGACTTAGGCGCGTGAAGATGTAACGAGAGGACGCCGCGTCCTTGCCACCCGCCAGGCGCGTTCCAAACTGCCCCGAGGGCTCGAGGAGATTGAGGTTATTGGCGCCCATGAAATTCTGAGCCAGGTTCACAATCGTGCCCTGCAGACTCGCCTCGCCGTGGTGGTATGCCGTATGCTCTGCGATGTATCCAGCCAACTGCGCCACCTTCATGTCCGCCGTCAGATTCTTCTTCAGACACGCGTAGATCACCTTGCGCTGCGACGGTTTCAAACCGTCCACCACGTGTGGAATCGAACGCTTGATGTCCTCGGCGCTAAAGTTGGCCAGGTCTCGGTATACAAAGTCGGTGACGGTGAGAGTCTTGATGTGGCCATACGGGATGCCTCGAGGCGGACTTGCCATGTGGGTTGTCAACCATACCTTGCGGTCGTCTGTCTGCGCCTTGGAGAAGGCCAAAGTCATGGACTCGTTGAGGGTCGGATCTGGGCCAAAGGCTACAGTCAATTGTTCAATCTTCTGGAAATACTCTTTGGCTTCGGCCGATGTGGAGGTGCCAAGACCCTTGTAGTACTTCACGGAAGTTCCCGAAGGGAACTTGCTGGCCCCGGGGCCTCCGGCCGAAGTCTCTTGCAGAGACTGTCTATACTCCTCCTCCGTAAAGTACCACGTCTTACCAGCCTTGATGACGGGTGTGACCATCGAGACTACAAAGCCTTGCTCGATCAGTTTTGGCCAATACACATGGAACATGTTGAGCACCAGTCCCTTGATGTGGGATCCGTCCAGGTCCGCATCGGTCATGATCATCAGACGGCCGTACCGCAATTCTCTCACTGAATTATATACTTTGCCATGCTGGAGCCCGAGGATTTTCTTCAAGTTGGAAAATTCTTCATTTTCCGTCACTTGTTTCACCGTGGCATCCCGAACGTTTCGCGGCTTTCCTCTGAGCGGAAACACCCCGAACGCGTTGCGTCCAACAACACTCAGCCCAGCAATGGCAAGAGCTTTCGCAGAGTCGCCCTCAGTGATAATAAGAGTACAATCATGCGAACGATGCGTACCGGCCCAGTTGGCGTCGTCCAGCTTCGGAACGCCGGTAATGCGCGACTTTTTGGCCCCATCTGTCTTCTTGAGCTCTTTGCCAACTTTGGCGAGGCCGAGAGCAACAAGGTCGTCGAGTACTCCAGTTGCCAAGACATCCTTGATGAATTTTGGTTTCAAATCAATGGCATCTATAATCTTTGAAGTACATTCAGATTTGGTTTGGCTTGAGAAAGTGGGGTTGATCACCACGGCCCGTACAAACACAAACAGGGACGCCTTGATTTGAGCAGGTTTGAGGGTCATACACCGCTTGTCAGCCGCGATGGCGTCTATGAGCGCCTTTACCACCTTGTCAACGTGCGATCCTCCCTTGGTCGTAGAGATACCATTGACCCATGAACATTGTTGGAAACCGCCACTGGTCGAGTGAGCCACGACCACCTCGAAGTTCTCGGTGTGCATCTTGGCGATAGGACCGTTTCCGATGTGCATCTGGGCATACTCCTCGAGGCTCGGCACCTCGAGCAATGTAGTATTGAAATAGACCTGAGCCTTTGAGCACCACATCGCTGTGTCCCACGTGCGTTTCTCCGCAAGCTTCTCAAAGTCTCCCGCACCACCGAAGCGCTTCCAGTCTGGATAGAAGGTGATGGAGACATACGGAGAGATCTTGTCGGTCGAGGTGACGATGTCTGGCGGCTCAACCTTGCTCATGTTGTCGGTCCAAGTTTGCATGTAGATCTTCTTGCCATCACTAATTTTGATGTTAAATTTCGAACTGAATACGTTGGCCAACTTGGCGCCGTAGCCGTTACGACCGCCCGTCACGCGTTGCTCTTCATCATTATAGTTGGAGCTCGTCAAAAGGTGCCCAAAGATGAGTTCGGGGATCCAGATGGGTTTGCCATCTGAACCCTTCTCGGTCTCGTGCTTTTTGATAGGGATAGATACTCCGTAGTTTCGAACGAAAACAAAGTTCTCTCCCGTAACAATTTCAATCTTCGAAACCTTCTTGGGGTGTGTGCTGTGAGCGTCTATAGCATTTACAAGGACCTCGTCAAAAATTTTCACCAGCGCAGGAGATACATCAAGGTTAGTAATTTCAAAACGTCCTGCGGCTCTGGTCCAGTAAGGACCGGACTCGGAGGCCAGGGATCCCACGTATGTGTCTGGGCGCTTGAGTATATGATCGACATGTGAGATGCGTTCATATTTGGTCATCGGTTATCTTAATAGGGGTTGGTACCTTTAGACCTCTCACGGGGACTACACATCATTTTTTGCTTTATGTCGTCTCGACCAGAAATCTACTGGGTCTAAAGTGACGCAATCCTAAAACAGGGTGCATACCCTTTCTATGTTTTGTGTCAATTTGTCTTCCATAACTTTAGAATATATAGTGTTCTCCCCCCTTTGACATTTCTGGAAATTTAAAAATCTACTGGGTCTAAAGTGACGCAATCCTAAAACAGGGTGTGCACCCTTTCTATGTTTTGTGTCAATTTGTACTTGAGTTTAGAATATATATAGTGTCCCCCTTTGAAATTTCTGGAAACCCTAACCTTTTCGAGTTACGAGAAAAAATGTCACACCGGCTATAAGTACAGTCCACCCCACCAGGTGATCCACCTTGTTCATGGTCTGAATCTGTTCGTCGGCCATCTTGCTGAACTCATCCTTGTAGCCCTGGGGCTTGAAGGGCAGCCAAATCATGCGGCCAAATGGTACGACCGTGGGATCGAGCTTGTCACGACACGCGTAAGCATAATCGTACCACGAAAGGGAGATGTATGGGAACCACAGCAGGAACGCGAGGACCCAGAGATTCTTGTGGGGGGCAAACCAGTAACCCGCAGCAAGAAGCAAAGTAAACACGACGCACTTTACATTAAAAGAAAACGGCCGACCTGGAAATATTCCACCAACCATCTCTTAGTTTTATTTACGATTTAAAATGAGAACCAAAATGATAATCACAAGCATGGCGATCACGACAGGTCCAAATTTAAAATCAAATTGAGGGGGAGGCACTCCGGTGACTATATTAGCCAGTGCATCCTCATATGAAAACTCTGGTTTTCCTAGCCGCCTGTTGACGATATTATGAACGTCGACCGACCACTTGAAAAGGTCGTCAGCCTCTGGGACTGGGTTCTCGACCAGAACCTGTTCAAAGTGCAACCGACACGACAGGCAGGGTATAATCTTCTTGTAACTCTCTACAAAGTCCACAAGAACCTTGGAGTCTTGGCACCCTAAACAGGCTATATGTAATGTCATCCAAAAAGGAGGCCCCCACTTGGTCGGAGGAATGTTCATATCTAAATATTACTGAGAATTTTTTGAAACGACGAAAACTCCAATTCCGTTCCAGAATTCGCGCTGAGCAATAGGCATGAGTGTATGACTTCCGTCATGAGTGTACATAATTTCAAACTTCTCGATGATATTTGCCCCAACCGCCTCGAGACCCTCGAATGTCCCCTTGCGAACCTGAGGAGCATTCCAGTCATCGACGATAATAATAGCTTGGTCGGCAAGGGCTGGCCATATATGGGTGATGCCCTTGTATTGATGAATCTCATCATGATCGCCATCGTACAAATAGACATCAATAGGGTTTTTCAGTTTAGAAATATCGAATGAAAATACATCCTCCTCGAAAATAGTCAAACGGTCACCAAACCCAAAATACTTGACGTGATGATCAAATTCATCCTTGGGGCCCCCAAAAAGCTCCCAATTCTCGATGACGGTTCCGTTGCATTTGGGATTGCTGTACATGGACGAGCACAGGGTAGAACCCTTCCAGGCGCCCACCTCGAGATACTCGGTCTGACGGTCTGGAAACTCCAGAGAGCACAATTCATTGTAAAATACACGCGTCTTGTTTCCAGACATTCCCTCCAACGCAAATACAGTGTCTGGGAGACGAGACTTCCATGTATTGGCGGTATTGAAAGACTTGATTACATGTTTTACGAGGTCAGACATTAGTATAAAATGAACTTAGCCTCTTAAGCCTCCTCGACCGCGGCGGCCGCCTGAGCAACTGACACGTCCTCCTCCACAGGCTCTGGGACCGCCACGGGCTCTGGGACCGCCACAGGCTCTGGGACCGCCACAGGCTCTGGGACCTCTGGAACAATGATCCACGACGCTGGTTCACTCGCCACTCGGAGGCTCGAGGAGGTCTCGTCGTACTGTATGATGTGCTGGATATCCATGGAGATGACGCCGTCTGCGATCGTCCACGAGGTGGCCCAATCGCCCTCGATCACCTTGTTACCCGCAACGCGCATAGACATGCCCGTCTCGACGTTCACGATGGATCCATCAGCGCTCTGCGTATAGACCGAGCCTTTTTCGCCAAGACGAATACGGTAACCGGCATCGACTTCCCAAAAAAGACTAGAAACGGGGTCCTGAACACGGAACGCCATTTATATTACATATGAAATTAGTTTCCACCACGAAGCCGCAGAACGAGATGTAAAGTCGACTCCTTCTGTATGTTGTAGTCCGCCATGGTCCGGTCATCCTCCAACTGTTTTCCTGCGAAAATCAGTCTCTGCTGGTCTGGTGGGATGCCTTCTTTGTCCTGAATTTTAGACTTCACATTGGCGATTGAGTCGCTAGATTCAACCTCGAGTGTGATGGTTTTGCCCGTCAGAGTCTTCACGAAGATCTGCATTTCTATTTAATATTAGTA